AAGAAACAAGAGAGACTATTTGTAACAATCAATCGTAGCGTTCAGCTCCCGAATATGCCCTGCCAGTAGGTTAGTGTTTGCAAATAATACCTTCAATGTGGCCTCATCACACAGCGACTTGTCAGGGCTTAACTTTTGCAGCACCGGCATCGGCTGAGTTGGACACACTCTTTCCACTGGTCTTGGCGGGAGTGAGCTGCATGAGATCATCAACCATAGAGTTATACACATTAACAGCCTTTTCATTCTTTCCTCCATTCTGCGTCGTATCAAATCTAAGATCTTCGATTGCTCCTGCTGTCCTTGCAGTTTCCTTGCGCACCAGATCAACCTTCTTGTTCAATACCTCTATCTGCTGGAGATTGTCCCGGTACTGCTTGATTTGCAGGTCAGCGTTCTCCAAGGCAACTTTCTTTTCCTTGAGGTCCGCGCCAAGGATAGCGTTGTTGGCCCTCTGGATGAAGAATGTGACGCCCAGCGCCAGGACTGCTGCTGCCAGTAGTGTCAATAGCAAATTCTTTGGATTGAGAAACCATGCCCATATCATCAGTCTGCCTCCCCTTCATCTTTTTTGCCTGCCGGCGGCGGAGAAGTGCTTAAATAACTTTTCCGCTTGTTCTCTGCGTAGCTCTGGCCAGCCTTACCGAGGAATCCCGCGGCATTGATGAACCCCGCAAAGTCGGCTATATTCCCTCCGATGTCCACGAGTTTTCCCGCTTTAAGGCAAAAGATAAACCAGATAATCAGGATGATGTAATCCATCACGATGATATTCATAAAGGCAAATCGCATGACGCTCTGGCTGCCAGGCTCCCCTGACATCAAGGAATTAAAGTTCATTGTCTGCCATCCATTGTGTTACATTGAAAGATGGACATGCCTTGGCAACGTTGGGGAAATCCCGATGGCCTTGGATGATAGCGCCCGGATACATCTCTCTCAGTTCCAGAACAAATGCCATCAATGTGTCCATCTGCTCCTTGGTGAAGTTATCCTCTGGCTGCATCTTCTTGTTGAGGCCACCCACAAGACAGATTCCAATCGACACCGAATTATATCCTTCCACATTAGCGCCTACTTCGTCGTCCTCCCGACCCTGTTCCCATTCGCCGTTGCGCCTGATAACCCTATTGTAACCAATGTCCTTGAAGCCACGTTGGAGGTGCATCTGGCGAATTTCATCCACTCCAATATCCATCTTCGGGGGAGTAGCGGAACAGTGAATGGCTATGTAGTCAGTTCGGGTACGTTTCATTTATAAAATTCCCTTCTTAACAGGCTCTGATATTTCAGGATCTCCACCTGGATATCTGCCATCAGCCAACAGTACTCAAGCCAGCTTGCCATAAACCTTGTCATTGCTCGTTTATCCACGCTTTGCCGCCTCCTCTAATATCCGCAGATGTTCCTCTAATAGCGAGCACCCACCGCCCTTGAACAATTCGCATTCGTCGCAATCCAGACCTAAATTAGTGCAGAATTCCGGCTTTATCCACTTTGTCGCTGTCACTTTATCGCCCCGAAGAACTTTGCCACTCGCTCCATATCAATGCGGTGCAGCATGGAGAAACCCACCACCGTGAGACCTATCGCAATGGCCACCCACTTGATGATGAAGCGTGGGGCAGCAACATACGCATCATTCAAGGGGCCGAGGAACCAGTTTGATTTTTTGCGCTCAGTGACTTCTTCGGCAATCGACGTCTCGACGACCTTGAATCTTCCGCCAATGTCAATCATCGCCTGTCTGTACTCAGCAATGACGGTATTGGAGAGATCCACCCGCTGGTCATAGCCTTCCTCGAACTTGGTAAACTTGGTGATAATGACATCCTGGCTGGTCTTGATGCACCGTAGCGTTTCCGCGTAGGTGTCCAGCTTTTGGAAGATAATAGCGAACTTCTCGTCCTGCGAATCCTCCCTTGTTTCCAGCCTGGCTATCCGCTCTTGGGTGCCGACATGAGCGCCACAATGCCCGGTTCCATTATCAATCCTGCGAGCGTTCTCTCGGCGGTCAGGGCCGTCATACTTGTCACGTTCTCCCAAGCGCTTGTCCTCCTCTGATTATTGGCGGTGCTCAAATATCGATATACCTGTCTGGGCTCAGCATTGCCGAGCCGTCATTTTCAGGGTCCTCACTGTTTAGCGTCCATTCGCTCAGCGCCACCCTCAGTGCGTGGTTGACTTCATGGCCTAATGAGAGATGGTTGACCACCATGGCGCCGTATTGCCCTTCCTTGCGCACCACGCCCCATATCTCGATGGGATTTGAGGATAGACACATCCAGTAGATGCCTGTTTTGGGGTCGTCGGGATGCTCTGCGTTCCATGCGCCTACCATTTGCTGTTGATCTCCGAAGAGACGGAAGCGTATTGCAACAGTGACATCAGCGAGCTGGCGTGTGGGCTCGGTGAGGCCGACGAAAACGTGCTCATACTTGTTAAAGAGATAGCCGAGTTCGTTCATAACCCCAACTTCTCTTTCTCCGCCCGGCCCCAGGCGCGGCATTCCTCGACCCAATCATTGTACGCTTCCGTTTCCGGACTTGGCCCTATCCGAAGCATCTTGATTTCATCGTTGACGGAGTATCGAGCCCGGATACGTTCCACCACGCGGTCGTTGATCAGCAGGATATGGGGACTATTCATCCGCAGCATACCAAGAGGAGGGTCGGGCGCCAGCATATCCACCGCCTCAACCGCGAGCCGTTCTGGCTGTTGGGGGAGCGTGATGCTGTCCGGCACGCTCACGTAGGTAACTCCATCAATGGTGCAGAGTTCCGTGATTCTCTCCTCGTCGCCGTCGCGGCCATAGTCCGGTTCAGCCAGGCAGTGCGTCGTGAATTGATCTGTGATCTTTCGATACTTATAAATTTTTACTGTCATTTCCTCGGCCTCCCATAAAAAGGTTTTCTCGTTATCCCCGTTTTATTAGTCACATGCTTCCAACTGATTCCCTTGACAATGTTTACAACTGTCGTGTAGTCAAACCCGTACTTTTTAGACAACTGCATCATTCTAATGTCCGAATTATTCCATTCATTTATTAAATCAGTAACAATTTTTTCATTTAGTTTGGCGTTCCCGTCTCTTTCACCAATCGCCATTCTTCCTCTCGTGCGCGAATCTTGAACATTCTCAAGCGGACTACCTTCACGAAGATGCTTCGGGTTAACGCAAGCGGGAGTATCGCAACTATGCAGCAAGTATCTCTCGTCTGATATGTCCATTCCGTTCGCTATATAAAACGAATATCTATGGGCATATACCACTTCACCGCTATCTCCTGCGCGGATAGTTCCGTACCCCTTTTTGCTTAACGCTCCCTTCCAGATCCAACAGTCGTCTCCCTTGCCTTTTTTAACTTTCAGCCAGAACCGTTCTTCGTATGTTCTCGCTCCATCTGAACCAACCCTTTTTACTCGTCCCGTTCGCATATGATGACCTCCTTTTTTTCTTGTCATCATAGCGTATTGCGTTCCTTGTGTATATAAAAAAGGTTACGCAACGCCTTCCGCTATTGGTCGATAACCTTTTGGTATTTGTAGATACTTGCCATTTTCAATTTCCTCCCTTAAGAGTTTTAACATGTAGAATAGCGAATTTGTGCGTTTAGCATGTCCGAGTAGAGAGACAACAGACTCCTGGTGTCCCTTCTTGACTGTTTTGCGAAACTTGTAGAGACTGTACTTTCGGATAAATACCAGTGATCGCCATGTCCTGTATCCGCAGAAGTTTACTCCCTTGCTAATCCTCTGGATCGTGCACTTTGAGAGTCCCAATCCAAGAAGCCTTCGCAAAAATTCAATAATTACATCCCGCAACATTAGGCATTCCGCCCGAGACAACCCGATTAGCATAAAATCATCTACATAGCGGACATAGTCCCTTACCTTCAGAACTCGTTTGATGAAATGATCCAACGGATTGAGGTAAATCAGGGCATATATCTGGCTGAGCAGATTACCAATAGGGATGCCCAGTGGTGTCTCCATGTCGGCAAACATCATCATAACATCCACAAGTCTTGAATCCTTGATTTTCCGTTCGATCAACCCGCGAAGGACACTTCGCTTGATCGAGTAAAAGAACTTACGGACATCAAGTTTCAGAATATAGTCATCTCCGTTGTGCTTTCTCATAACCATCTGGGTATATTGTGCCGCCTTGTGCGTTCCATACCCAACTCGGCACGCAAAGGATGTCGAGACGAATGACCTATCGAAGATCTGATAAATAGTCCGATAGATGGCGTGCTGAACGACTACGTCCCGGAAGGTCGGGGCGTGAATAACGCGGCGCTTGGGCTCGTAGACGATGAATTGAAAGTAGGGATCTGGGACATACGTCCCAGCATGGATAGTGTCGTGCAGCATATGCAGATTTTTGCCCAGATGTTTCTCAAACTCGAAACATGCACGTCTTGATCTCTTACCCTTTCTTGCGTCAAGATAGGCAAGATACAGGTTGTCCGTGCTGAATGCCTTCTCAAATAAACTTCCGTATCGTTTCATCATTCTCCCATTCGCCTCTGGTCTTCAGTTACCTTACCAAAAAGAGGCCGCTTGCTTGATTTCGCCTATGGCCGGATAACACATCCCTGTGGCTCCACTATCCTCCTGGTGAGGTTTGAGGAAAGAGCCGTAGTCCGCCTGGAAGCTCACATTGTTGTTGGAGTTGTTCCGCGTATTGTTGAAATTCACATTCCAAACTCCCGCATTGGAACTGTTGTTCCAATTGTAGGCAACGATGAGGCACATTTTAATGTATTACCCGTTTTTACCATCTGTTGTCCGCCTTGATCTTCTGTATCCATCCGCCGATCATCCGTCCCAATTCATCCACCATCAAACTGATTGTCAAATATCTATGACCTTCTAAATTCTCCCGATCTATTGCGGTGGTTTTGCCATCCGAGAACCCGAAATAACCCAACTCGTTGGCGAGAAATATCTGCATCCGCAGTTGTTCATGGGCAATATCGAGATTCGTCAAGGTGGTCTTTTTAATGTAACGCTTCTGCCCTTCTGAGATGAGATCGTAGACTCCATAAGCCGTGTTCCTTATCTGGTTTGCCAAGGCGTATTTTTCATGTTTCGGAAAGTGGTTCAGATAAATATTCAGGAGTTTGGCGAACTCCACGAACTTCCGATTCAATTCCGTTTCGCTATGAATTCCCATGCTCTCTTTCTCGCCTCGCTATCGCTCGGCTATACATGGTAACAGGCCGCCCGGAAGCCCACAGCGCTGCTGGAGCCGCCCCGCGTACTGCCGAAACCCACACCCCAAACCCCCGCATCGGAACTGCCGCTCCAATAGTAGGCAACGACGAGGCACATTTTGTT